GTTCGATTCCCACCGGCTCCCCGAGGGGAGCCGTAGTTCAGGGGATAAGACGCTAGGCTCAGAGAAGCGCCCGCATCTTCCGAAGCCCTCTCCATCTGAGGGCGGTGCACCTGAGGAAGAGCGAGTACGCTGTTTGCGTTTCGCCGGAGTAGCGCCCGGCCCGCGCTCACAGATACCCGGCGCACGCCGCTTGAAAGCGCAGCAGGAAGTCCGCGCCATCGGTGACAGTCTGATCGGTATCGGCGGCAGAGTAGGACGGCAGTTCCCGGTGCAGTTCGCGGCAGATGGTCCGCTCAGTCATCCCGGAGCCGCCCGGCCCGCCCAAGCACGTCGAGAGCATCATCACGGGAACCAACGCGCTCCACGTCATCCATCCGCTGGCGAATGTCTTCCGCTTGCTCATGGTCTTGCCTCTCCGCCTCTCTCTGCGCCTCTGAGCGCCCTTTCGACTTCCCCTTGAGGAACGCCACCCCGACAGCCACCACGGCCGCCAGCAGCGCCCCCAGCAGCACGTCCAGCCCGATCATCCGTAGAGGTCCGGGATGGGGCCGCGCTTCTCGCTGGTGTAGAAGTCGGACCAGCCCTCGCGCCCGGTCCCGTCATGGTACTGCACAGGCTCATGCGTCTCGGCCAGCTTGCCCTTGATGGTGGCCCATTGCTCGGGGGTCGGCGCCTCGGCAATCTCCATGCCGGCGATGAAGAGGCGCAGTTCTGAGATGGTCATTGCGCCATCCGCTCCAGCTTGGCCCGAATGCCGATCAGGCCGAAGCCCATCACGATCATCGCCGCCGGGGACGCATCCCCGTGCCCGTGCAGCATGGCGATCACCCGCGCCACCTCTTCCAGCGCCGCCGGGGGCGCCCCGTCGAAGTACATGGACGCCAGCCCCAGCAGGATCGACGCCACGCCAGCCCACCACGTTACGGATTTCAGTCTCAGGTATTCCATGTCCTCAGCCTCCGAACAGGCTGGATGCCCAGCCCCAGGCAGCGGCACAGAGGGCCGCCGCGCCCGCAACAAGGGCAGCGATGATGCCAGCGGTAGGGCGTTCCGGGCGCGCCTCCGGCGGTTCCACGTCAGGCTTGGGCTGCGAGGGCATGTGACCCGTTGCGCCGCCCAGCAGATCCGCGATGGCGCTGCCAACGTCCACCTTGACCGCGCTGCCCCAGATCGGCCGGTGGCGGCTGTCGAGCCGGGTGTATTCCGTCATCCGCCCGTCGCCCGACCATTTGCCGCTGAAGAACAGATCGCGTTCCGCCTGCCGGCGCGGGGTGATCTCTGCCGGCTTGCGCCAATCCATGATCGCCTTGCGCGCCTTCGCGTCGTTGCCGGCTTTCCAGTGCTTTACCCATCCGGCGCGGTGGATCGCCCCGGTGTTCCAGTGGAAGGACAGTGCCGCGGCAAACTGCGCCTCGGTCAGTGGGCGGCCGGCCATCGCCTTCCGCACGTCCTCGGCGTAGTGTTCCAGCACCGTCAGCCACACGTCGAGGCAGTAGGCGAGTGGCTGGGGCCGGCCGATGTACCGCTCGACCTGATGGCCGCTCTTCGACGTGATGCCCACCGAAAACGTCCACACGTCCGTCGAATCGCGATAGGCTTGGCGCACCATGCCTTCATGCGCAGCGACTTCCATCGCAACGCGGGGGGTAATCTGCATGACAGATCCTCGATTTTGTGCTAGGTTGGAAGTTCACTAGGCGGGCGCTGCTGGGCTAACCCGGTGGCGAAGGTGTCACCCCCGCCGGCGCGGCGGTCAGGGATACTAGTTCCCGGCCGCCGCGTTTCCCTCAAAGGGGCGGCAGCGCGTAGGAGCTACTTGTCCGCTTTCGAGCGGATTTCCTCGCGCATGTCGCCGAGGATGCTCTTGATCTGCTCAAGCGAGGCTTGGATAATTCCCAGCGTCACCGCGTCGGCGGATCGGCTGCTTTCCAGCACCTCGATGTCATGCTCGGCTTTCTCCACGCGCCGCTCCAAGGTTCCCAGGCGATATGCGGTCCGGTTCTGGGACGTGTTGTAGCCCAACAGTGTGCCCACCGCTGCCGCACCCAGCGGCCACCACTCTTTAAGCCATTCCATACTCATCTCCGCGTTGGCGCGCCCGCCGCCAGAGCCAGCCTAGCCCCATGACTTCGCCTCGCTCGTTGGTCACTTGTTACTGGCCATCATTCCAGCTCGGTGTACCAAAGCGTAAGGGCCAAGCCGGCGAGGGCGCGCCCCGCGCCACTGTGCCGGATCTGGAACCGCACCCCCTGCGATGTTGGGACAACCCGGCCGATATTTGGCGTCTTGAACTCGACAATCGCATCGGCGGCCAGATTGAGGCCGCCGGTTGCCTTTGTCGTCGCGCTAATGGCACCCGACCCATCGCGGACGTAGAACGTGATGTAATCGGTGTCCGACTGCGTGATCGCGGTCGGTGTGGTCATCGAAACACGATCCAGCAGGATGCGCCGGTCCAATGCGAGCAGGCCATAGTCCGCATCAACGCCCGCGCTCGAAGAGGGGATGAGGATCGTGACTGATTTTTGCGGCTTGCCCGCGGTAGAGGTTCCGGCCGTATAATCGGCATCAACCGACAGCGTGGTTGCGGCAGGCATTACCACGGGCGCCCGCCAGTCGATTTCCATGCTGCCGCCGGTTTCAATTGCGATCAGGTTGGAAGAAGCGTTGCACCGCTTGACGTGAATTGGCCCCGTAACAATGATCCCTGCGGAACCGCCGTTCCGGCCCCGGAACACGTTGCTTAACCCCTCATCCGCCTCGCCGTCGTAGCTGACATTTCCGACGCGGAGATTTTCGATTGCGCCCGTGCCGCCAAACTGCATGAAATCCCCCCAGCTGGCGTAGGTGCCCGCCGCCGCGCCGGCAACGGTTCGCGCAAAAATGTCCACGCCATCAATGTTGACATCTCGAATGGTCTTTCCAGCGCCCATCGCGAACCGAAACAACATCCCGCCGCCATCAGAACTGTTGAGCGAAACACCGTCCAGCCGCGTGTTCCGCATAGACACGCCCCGGACAATTCCCGTCCCCGCCGTGTCGGTGATCTCCGCGATCTTCTGGACCCACCCTTCATCCGAGGTATAAATATCTGCCGGCTGCGTGGCGGGACTGTGAATAATGGTGTTGTTCATCGAGATGTTGTAGACGTTCCCGGCGTTGTGGGTGGCGTTCTCGTGCTTGAGGTAAAGCGCCCGCCCGCGAGACCGGAGAATGCCGCCGTAGCAGTGCACATCGTAAATATCATGGCCGATCTGCGTGCCGATCCCCAGAAGCGAAGCTGCCTCGATGTCGCAGCCGTCGATTACCACGTCCGATACCGGGCCGTCGGCGTCCAGCGCCTTCAGGACGATCCCGTCATCCGCACATCGGCCGGTGATGTTGATAATGCGGAGACGCCGAACGTTGCCGTAGACGTCAATTCCATCGACGCCGCCATTGCTGAAATATCCGTCCTTTAGCACCAGATCGTAAATCATGCTGCCGGCGCGGCCAATATCGAAAGCCCCGGTGTTCCCATCTTGATTTGCGGACTGCGCCTCGACCCGAAAGTTACTCCATTCCACGCCAGTGTGGCGGATCGCCACCGAGTTGCCGCCGTTAACTGCGCCGGGGAAGTTGGCATAGCGTTGGCGAATGTCGCGGAACTTCTGGTAAGCGGCGCCCGAAACAAAACGCAGATTTTCCAGCCAGCAATGACCGCCCCGGATTTCGGGAACGCTGGTAAAGGTCACGGTCTGCGCCGCCTGTGAACCCGTGCCGACATCTGTGCCGAACTCGTAGGTATCGCCGTCTGTCGGGAACTCGATGATGTAATTATCGGCGGCCTCGGTGATCGCGGCTTCCAGCAATGCCTTGTTCGCCGCGCCCGCGCTGGTATCGCTCGAGGTCAGCCCCCGGCGTTCCAGGCAAATCAGCTTGGAAATGTTCGGGGCGAGGTTGTTGAGCTGCACCGGCGTCCCGGCGCTGTTGGTGATGTGCCCGCTCGCCCCGCTGGCCTGCACTTCGTAGCGGAAGCCCCCGGCGGTCACGATGTCGCCGGCGGTAACGATACGCTCGCCGCCGCCACCCGCATAAGACAGCTTGGTGTTGTCGGCGATCAGCAGCGCGACGGTCTTGAAGTCCTCATCGATGCCGAGGCTGCCACGCGCGGTCGCGCCGCTTTCCCAGGCCAGCACCCCGGCGCCGGTGGAGACGGGGAACTGGTTGTCCGCCGTGGCCGCGCCGAGGGTGTTGAGGTCGTCCAGCACGTCGCCGTGCGCCTGAACATCGGTGCCAACCGCCACACCGAGATTGGTGCGCGCCGCCGCCGCCGAAGACGCCCCCGTGCCGCCGTCCGCCACGGTAAGATCCGTGATGCCGCTGATGGTGCCGCCGTTGATGGTGGGGCTGGTCAGCGTTTTGTTCGTCAGCGTCTCGGTGCCGGCGCGGGTCGCGAAGTCGCCATCCGACAGCGCCGCGTTGAACTGCGCCGTGGTGCCGGTCAGCGTAATGTCGGTCAGGTCGAAGCTGCCGCCGAGGATGTCGCCCGCAAAGTACCCGTTGCCGTTCTTGTCCACGTAGAACATCGCGGTGCCGCCCTTCAGGGCGTGGAACAGCTTTGACCCGGCGGCCGATTGCGTGTCGGTCACGTCCAGCCTAACGCCGTCGAAGGTGGTCCCGAGATTGTTCCAGGTGTCGGTGAGATTGTAGATGCTCGACATGCTTCATCCCTCGCCCGAAAGGCGTTGTTGCCGGTTTTGTTGTTGGGTGGTCTCAGGCGGCGTTAGCGCCTGCTGATCTTCTTCGCGCCCGGCCCGTCAGGCCAATCTATCCGCTCCGGGAAGTCCGGCTGCTTGGTCACGTCGCGCAGCGCCTTGCGATAGGCCGCATATGCTTTCCGCTTGGCGGGGGTGAGCGGCGCGTCGGCAAGCTGCGTCCAGTCGGTGCCGCGCAGCAGTTCGTTACGGGTGGCCCGCGCCACCGTCGCCATCGATTTCTTGGACTCGCGCTTGCGCTGCGCCGCCTCGGCCTCGGTTTCCTCAACAGGCTCCCAAGTGAGCTTGCCGTCCTTGATGATCTTGCGCTGTTTCATGTTCACCGCCCCGCGTAGACTGCGCGTTTGAGAAGCCAGACCTTGCCGGCGTCGATGTCAGCCCCTGTGCCGACAGGATCGATGGTCACCCGGTCCACCTTGAAGTCGGCGGCGGCCCGCCCCAATGCGTAGGAGGTGAAGCTAGCGTGGTTCACGCAGGAGATGGCGCTGGCGAAGTGCGCGCCTCTGGACCAGCGGGGCATAGGGATGACGATCTCGAAATCGCATGTGTCGCCCGTACCTACTGCACCAGTGAAGTCGCCCACATCGTGGCTGCTGCCGGTGGTGCTGTCGTGGAAGTCGAGATTTACCGATGACGCGCCGCTTGATCCCATGGATATATCCACCCCGACCAGCATGTATTCCCACCCGTCCGCGAAATCCGGCGTGGTGATGCTGGTAACGGTTCCGTCCACGCTGTGGTCATAGATCGGGTCGGTGCCCCCCGCGCCGTCCTCGATCTGCCACGCGAAGGCCGCCAGCGGGGCGCTGCTGTCGGTCTCGAACATCGAAAGCGGGTTGTCCCGCATCGCCGTCATGAGCGGCTGCGTGATCGGGCTGTCCTGGTCAATCTCGCCGTTGGTGATGGCCGTGTAGCTGGTCATGCGATCCTCGCGCAGGTTGTGCCATCGGACAGCAGCCCGTCCGCGTCACCGATGAAGGCCGCGCCGAAATCAGCCGGGGCCGAGTAATCCGCCGCGCCGGATGGCAGGATGTAATAAATGTTGCTGTAAAGCGTGGTATCCTCGGCCACGTAGCGGACCACCTCGCCGGGCTGGACCTCTTCGGCGCTGATGATGGTCCAGTAGCGGGTGCGCCGCTCGCCGTACTCGTCAACGTCAAGCGGGTGGCTGATCCGCAAGGTATCCCCCACCCAATAGCCGCGATCCTTGGCGTCCATCGTGAAGCTGGCCTGCCGGGGCGAGTCCTCGTAGCGGGTGGCGATCTTGGAAGCGGTGGTGTCGGCCAGCGCCGCCGTATGCAGCCACCGGCTGTAGATCTTGCGGATGGACGGTTCGCCGTATTGCTCTGCGCTCTCGGCTTCGGTGGTGGCGATCAGTGAGGCCCGGTCGTAGTTCCCCGGCTCTTCAATGCTGCCGGTGTAGTCGCGGATGCCGTAGTAGAGCCAGACCTGCGAAACCCGCTGTCGCGGCAGCTCCTCGATGGACATGCCGCGCATGATGTTGCTTTCGGCGGTCAGCAGTTCCGGCTCGGTGTCCACGCCCCGGATCGCGCGGAACTTGACCAGCGCGGCGCGCTCGTCCCACCAGAGATAGAAACCGACCTGTTCCTGAATTTCCGATACCAGCTCGGCCACCTCGGTTGGCTCGGTGATGACGGTGGTCAGCCGGTAGGCTTGCAGGTAGTTCTCCGCCTCCGCCTCCCAATTGGCGAAGTCCAGCCAAGCCTCATCGATCTCGCCCCAATCGCGCAGCAGCGTTCGCGCCACGTTCGCCACCGGCTGGTCGGTGAACCGCAAGCACTCCTGCACTTTGGTCTCGGCGTCATGGGTGGCGGCGGTGGTGTTGTCGGTGCCCCGCGCGGTGATGGTGAAGGTGATGCCGAAGGTGGAGGTAGCAACCGACGAATAGGTCATCAACTCGTCGTCAATCCGCAGCGTGCCGCTGGCGGGGTAGTCGGTCGTGACCGCGTTCGCGACCTCGATGCTGGTCTGGCTGTCGGTGATGTCGGCGTAAAGTTCCCCCGGCGAGGCTTCCGGCGCCTGCGCCTTGCGCTCCTCCAGCTTCGCCAAAATGTCCTTGGCCTCGATGGTGACGCCGCCACCGTCATCCGGGCCGCGCGTGCCGGTCAGGAAAAACCGGCGCTCGGTCATTTGGCTGAGGGTCTGGCCGGCGTAGCCCTCATACACCCGCAGCAACATGTTGTTGCGGTAGAGATTGCGGACCATCCACTTTGACCAGAACGTGCCCCGCGTCATCGGGTCGAAACCGCGCCCGTCAACGTAGGGGTCAACCCGGCGATCCGTGTGCGGGTGGTCGGCAAAGCGGATGGACGCCAGCGCGCGGTTGCCGAGGCCCTTGGCGTCCCGGTTGGCTGAGGACAGATTGATCCGCGTGGGCGCGGTGCTGACGCTCTCCAGCGATGGGATGATGTAGGGCACGCCCGGCACCCGGTCGGCAATGTGGCCGCGCGAGAAGTAGAGCGGCAGGACGAAACTCGCCGTCATGTCCGGGGCGGCGGTGCTGTCGTAGGCGTGGAAGTGCAGCACGTCGCCGCTGAAGTCGTCGCCGTTCTCGCCGGTCGGGACCGTGCCGCCGTTGGTGCCGACCGCGCCGTCCACTGCCCCGGCCCATGTGGCGAAAGACCCGGCCGCCGTGGCGGTGCCGATCTCGCTGACCTCGCGCAGCGTCTCGTCCCAGGACCACAGCGTCACGCTATTCGCGGATACGTCGATAGCCCCGAAAAGCACCACCGTCTTGCCAAGGATGGCGCTGGCGCTGGTGTCCAGCTTGGCGCAGTTCGTCGGCGTCCCGGTGCCCCCGTCCCCGGCCCGGAACACGATGTTGCCGCCGCTGGTGATGCCGAGGTATGCCCCCGTGGTCGCGTCCCCCAGGTGCCACAGAACCCCCGCCCCGCCCGAAGGAATGCGGGCTTTCAGCGCAAAGAGGAAATCGGCGGTGCGAGCGAAGTCCGTCGCCGTCAGCGTGTCGGCCTCGTCGTACCCCCGGTCATAGGTCAGGTGCCCCGCCGGGTGGTGGCGATAATTGGCGGCGTCCTGACAGGTCGCGCGGGTGTTGTAGCACTTCGTCGCGCCGGTGCCCGTGGCGGTGCAGGGCGCGGTGCCGAAGGTGTTGCCGCAGAGGGGCTGCCGGATCTCGACAAGCTGAACCGGCTCGCGGCCTACGGTGGTTGCGGTCATCAGTCGTACCCGTATCCAGTGAGGGACATGGAGACCTCCATCAGATCGCGAATGCCCATGGTCTGCGGCACCGGCATGTCCTGCACATAGCAAAGCCCCACCGCGCCAAAGTCGGTGTCGCTGGGACGGGTCGCGATGAAGAACGGTTCCTCCTCAACGCCCCGTTGCAGCCCCGGCCAGTTGGTCCGCATCCACGCCGCCGTGATGTGCTGCCACTGGACGCTGGCCTGCTGCATCACCCGCTGTTTCGTCCGCCCCAGGAACTCGCCGGTGACGGAGGTGTTGGACCGCATCTGCGTCACCCGCCCGAGGTCGAGCGGCACATGCCCCCCGTAGAGCGGGCGCGGCATTTCCAGCACCGTGCCGAACTTGATGACCCCAACCTCCGGCGCCGTGCCCCCGCTGATGCGGATGCGCGCGCGGCTGTCGGTGGTGGACGGCAGCAGCACCATGATCGGGCTGTCATCGCTGATGGCCGTGGCCGTCAGAACGTCCGTCCATGCCCCGGCGGCGTACTTCTGCACTTGCAGGCTGTTGCCGTTGGTGCCCAGCGTATGCGCCCCGATGGCGCAGCAGTCGAAGGTTTCCGACCCGCCGAAGTTGTATTCCCACGTCGCCGCCAGCGCGGTCGGCTTCCACTTCTCATAGGTCAGGGAGTTGTCGGGACCATCCGCGAAATAGTCGGTCGCCGTGCTGGACGCCGTGACCGTGCCCCCGGTAAGCCAGCCGCCCGAATGCAGGATGCGGGCGTGGGTGTTGGCGTAGGTGCCGGAGTAGCCGCCTGTGATGATGACCGTCATTCTTGCCCGATCCCCTCGCCCGTGTCATGCTCGCCGCATGGAACTCGCATTTTTGGTATTTCTGTATTTCCTGCCGACCGTCATCGCCCTGTTGCGCGGCGCTGCTGGCTTCGGCGGCGTCTTCGTCATCAACCTGTTTCTCGGCTGGACGTTTATCGGCTGGATCATCGCCTTGGCGTGGGCAGCGGGCGGGCAGAAGGCGACCTAGACCAGCCGCACGATTGCCCCGTCCTCCTGCGCTTCGTTAATTTTGTTGATGAGCGAAACGACTTGGCTGCGGTCGAATATCTCGCCGCGCATGTGCAGATCGTAGGTTGTCCGGTTGGACACCTGCGGCGCGGCCTGCGCCGTCGCCCCACCGCCGCCGGATGCCGCGCCACCGCCGCTACCATTGGCCGACTGGCTGGCGATGTTGGAAATCAGCATCCCCGTTTTCGCAAGCGACATTGCAGTAAACGCCGCCGCGACCGGCGGGCCGCCCGTCCGCATACCAACATTCCACGCCGACACCGCCGCCTGAAACCCTTCGATGGTCGCCTGTGCGATGGCCGCCGCCTTGCCGATGGCGAAGAGCTTCTTGTTTTCCGACTGCATCAGGGACGCGAGGTCGCCCAAGGCACCGGCCCAGGCGCTCAACATCGCGTCTTGCCGCTTCCGCTCCAGATCGGCCAGCGACTCGCCGTGGTCCTTCTGAATGCGGCGCTCCAGTTCGTTGAACTCTTCTTCGGTCGCCAGCTTCCTCTCGCGGAACTCGCGCAGCTGTTCCATCTGCTGCTCGTAGTTCTCGGCGATGATCTCCTGCTCGGTGGCGAACTGGTCGCGCAGGCGCTCGAACTCTTCGGCAAAATCACGGCCGCGCCCGCCGCTGGTGCGCCCCGGCTTCCCCGGCCTGTCCGGCGGCGTGTTCCCGGTGCCGGTCGGGACGATGATCTTCAGCCTGTTCGGGTTGTCCGGGTTAACGACAAGGTTGCCGTCTTCGTCGTAGACCAGACCGCCCTCCGGGCCTTCATATTCCGGGGCGTCCCCCGGCTCGGTGATGCCGTACCTATCGTTCAAGGTATCCCCGACATGCCCGCCGGCAACGCCGGAGGGGTCGCGCAGGAACGCCATCAGCCCCTTTACTTTGGTCGCCCACTCGGCCATCATCGCGAGGCCGTTTACCGTTCCCTGGATGGCGGGGATCACATTCTCGGTGAAGAAGTCCGCGAGGATAACAAGCTCGTCTTCCAGCGCGATCAGCGCCGATATTGTCTCGGTCCTGATCTGCTGCTTCAGCACGTAAAGAGTCTGGTCAAGGCGCTCCGCCGCCGCGATGGTGTTCTCGTCTAGGACACGGCCAGTAGCCTCCGCGTCGTCGCCTAGCTCACGCATTGCGCGGCCGCCTTCGCGCATCAGCGGAACCAGCGCCGTCGCGTCCGATGCCAGCGCCTCCATGTAGAAGGTCATCTCGGCTTGAGACGCGCCAGCCTTTTCCAGCGACGACACGTAGAGTTGCAGCGCCTCGGGACCGGATAGCCGCGCGAACTGGTCCGCCGTCACCCCCACCAGCGGCGCGATGTTCTCGAAGAAATCCTTCATCGGGCCGCCGCCGGTGTTCATGAAGTCACCGATACGGTCGTTCACGTCCTTCAGGATGTCGGCCAGCTTTTCCTGGCTGATCCCGACCGTGCCAGCCGCCGCCGCCAATCGCTGGAACTCGGTGGTGCCGACCCCAGCAAGCTTTGACAGGTTGCGGACCTCGGTCCCAAACGCAGACGCTTTCGCCGTCATCACGACAAGTCCAGTCGTGATCCCAGCAATGGCCCCCGTGACACGCACAGCGTTGCGGGCAAAGGCGGCAGCCATGCGCCGGCTGTCACCCTCGAACCCCCTCAGAACGCCGCCGGCCCGGCGCATGTCCCGCTGAAGCGGGCCGATGTCCGCGCCAACGGAAACGGCAATATCACCGACTACCTGCGACATCCTCGGCCCTCGCTTCGTCTAGCAGCCTCTTGAGGCGCGCCCGCTCTTGCGGATCGTTGGCAAGCCGCGTGCGGCCGGCCCCGTCTTTCGGCTTGTGGGCTTCGATGATCCACCACACCTCGCCGGGGGCGAGACGCCAGAAATCCACCGGCGACACCCAGCTTTGACCCACGAAAAGCTGGTACAGCGTCTGGACTAGTCCTCTGCCGCCGGTGTCTGCTTTTCCGGCGCCGCCGCCTCTTCATTGATCTTGTGTCCGATGGGCGGCGACAGGATCGACAGAAGCGCCATGACGGCCGCCTGCGTCTCGATCACCACGTCCGCGCCCTTCGCCATGCTGTCCATCATGGAAAGGTACACGTCCTCGTCCGACACATCCGCGCCGGCATACCGCAGCGCGGCACCGAAGGCCGCGGCAAGGCGCGAGTATGGCGGGCCTTCGCGGCGCAGCAGCACGTTGATTGCCTGCTGCCCGGAAGCGCCCGCCAGCGCGTCCTCCACCGCCGCGATAAGCCGAAGCTGGCTCTCTGCCGGAACGGTGTACTTCTGCCCCTTCCACGAAAGGGTGACAGGCTGGAACCCCTGCATCAGGCG